CTCGCGGCCCTCGACCTGAGCCCGTAGCGCGGCGAGGTCGTCCGCGGCCTGCTTGGCTGCGGCCTTCGCCTCGTTGCGCTCGGCCTTCATGGCGTCGAGGGCCTTCTTGCCGGCGTCACCCAGTGCGGATGCGCCCTCGGTGACAGTGGCGGATTCCGTGCCCGTGTCGGTTGTTGCACCGTCGGCAGTCGACTGGTCGACGGTGGTCTCTGCGGTCTCGGACATGGTTGCTGCTCCCGTTGCGGGTTGTCCCAGCGGCCTTGCGCCGTCGGGGGGAATGTGGGCTACTTCTTCAGGTAGCCGTGCGACTTCAGAAGCCGCAGCAACTCGATCCGGTCACCACCGGCGAGCTCGACAATCGACTCGGGCATCAGACGCACCGCACCGCGGCGCGCGCCTGCGGTCGTCGTGTAGAGCGGACGCCCATACACGTCCGTCCGAACGAGGCGCCGTCGGCCGGTCGCGGTCTGCGCCGTGCTCATGCCTCGGCGCGCGTTGACAACCTTGCTGATGTCCGCGCCCTCACGAATCACGGCAGCGCCGGCCTTCGTGAACGCCTTGTCCTGCTCGGATTCGGTCAGGCTGCGGAAGTACGCCCGTGGGTCGGTGCGGAGGTCGTCTGCGACGTCCTCCGAGGATGGGATGTGGCGGCAGTCGCACTTGGGGTGGCGCTGGAAGCCCTGATTGGTGCGGTAGAACTTCCCCGCCAGGACGACGCACCGCGAGCACGAACCGCCCTCGAGCATCCGCACGTAGCCGGTGGACGCAGGGCGAACGGCCTGCGCCACGATCGACGAGCCGCGGGCGGCGTCGGACAGTTGGGTGAGGACGATCATGTCGAACATCGCCGACGTGACTTCCGTCGACTGCGCGTACTCCATGAGGCCGCCGAGGTCACGACCATCAGACGCGGTCGCAGCCAGTGCGCGCGGCTGGGGCTGCGCGTCCGAGGTCGTGTCGATGCCCTGCTCTGCGAGCATCAGCGGAACCGCAGTGGCGGCGTCTGTGGCAACGGCAACCTGATAGGCAACCATCACCGCGACGAGCCGGTCAAGGCTGCCGTTGCGCCCTGCGCGAGCAGCCGCGAGGGCCTTACGCGCCAGTTCCCGTTGGGTCCGGTAGTGCGCGTTCGCCGACTGGAGGGACGCCATTCACTGCCTCCTCCAGCACTCGCTGCACGAGTGGGTCTTCGGCCTCGGCGCGCCGACGCTGGATCTCCTTGTCGATCTCCTGCTGCGACATGCCGTAACGCCGCTCGAGGATGCCCGCGTCAGACCAGCCGATTTGCTTGTCCTTCAGCGCCGCGTCGGACGTGGCCGCATCGCTCGACGTCTCCGGGTTCTTCCACCCGATGACCGCCGTCCGGCACGCCTCAGCCACGCCCGTATTGCCACGGACAAGGGCCATGCGCCGGAACGTCTCGCGCTGAGGGCCGGACAGGTGCTTGTGACCGTCGCGGACCTTCATGTGGAGCGGCGTGCGGAGACCGTCGAGGGTTTCGCCGTTGACGTTCGCCAGCGCGCCCAGGTAGTTGAGCGGAGTCTTGGTCTGCGCGCCGATGTGCTTCACGAGGGTGTCGACAACGCCCGTGAACACGTCGAGCTTGGCCGAGTCCCACTGACCAATCGAGGTGTTCTGGCCCGTGAGCCACATCATCCGGCCACGAGTCAGCTGCTCGATGTCGACCGGGCGCTCACCGACCTTCTGGCCGTTCTCGTCGAGGATCGGAACCTTGGGAGGCTCCTGACCCAGCACCACGCGCGCCGGCATCGAGGCGTAGTCGGCTGCACCGAACAGGTACGCCCACATGAGGTTGATCGCGTCCTGTCCAGCCATCGTGCCCTCGATGTCCGAGATAGGACCATCACCGAGCAGCGGCCGGTTCGGGAACTCCACGAGCGGCACCACGCCGAGCGGGTTCGGGATGGGCCACGAGTCGTCCGTGTCCGGCTGTCGCGGAACCCATCCGCCGTCAACCGTAGCGAACGACGCCGGCAGGACCAGTCCGGACGCCGAGCCGAGCGTCTTAGGGCGCTCGAACTTCCACACCTCGTCGGGCGTGAAATAAGTTGCGTACTCGCGCTCGTCCTCGACCCACGCCTTGAGCGCGTCACGCTGCGATGAACCGTCTGCCTCGTAGCCCACGATCGCCTGTGATGCGTGCTCCCACGTCAGGACCGGCTCGTCATCCCGGCTGCCCCAGACCATCGAGAACGACCGCGACGTGACCGCACCCGACAGGAAGCCTTGCGACGACTTCGACTGCCCGTCGTTCAGGTTCCAGTCGCGCAACAGCACGCGCTCGTCGGCCGACAGGTCTTCGGCGTCGTCGCCCAGGTGAATCGACGCGAACTCGGTCAGTTCAGGGGCGGCCGAACCGACCACGCCGCACCAGTTGTCCGAGTAGCCCGCGAATCGTTCGCCATGGAACCGCTGGAACTCCGGGGAGGCGTAGCGCAACGGCTGCTCGCCCTTGAAGTAGCGCTCCCGCTTGGCGACCGGCTCCCGGCGCACCTTCAGTTCGGCATAGAGAGCATTCACCCGAGCGGCGGCCTGCTTGGCGGTCAGTGCCACGGGGCCTCCTTTTCGGGTCGTCAGAACACGTAGGCGTAGGACTCGGGCTCGTTGCCCCACCCAGCGGCGCGGGCATCAGACGCAGCCTCGTGCGCGAGGACCGACGTCACGGCGGCGTCGATCTTCTGGTGATAGGCGCCCGCGGGCTTGGACAGGATGTAGCGTTCGCCGGCCTTCGCCGCCTTGCGCGCGTTGCCGATATGAGTCGCCGACACCTTGCAGTCGTCGTGCGTCAGTGAGCCGGCAGTCAGGTCCGTCACGAACCGCTCGAGGGCCGCGTGCATCTGCGACACCCGATAGGTGGGCCAGGGGATGACGACGTTGTCGCCGAACTCCAGCGCCCAGGCGTCAACCTCGGACTGCCACCACGGCGGATCGGCGTACATCCGCGTCACCCGGTAGCGCCCGAACAGCTCGGACACCGCCGCATTGACCTCGCCGCGGGGGATGGTGCCGCCCCACTCTGCAGGGTTCCACAGCGTCGGACGCTTGTCCGGGCCATAGGTCGGGGTGAACAGGACGCCCTCGCGCGTCTCGGCGCGGATGCACGTCCAGTCGTCAGTTTGCGAACCGTCGAACCCGAGCGCTATGTCGAGCACGTCGACTCCCACAATTTGTCAGGCAGCCACGCGCCCAAGCCCTGCACCAGCCGATTCCCGAAGAAGCGCTCGGCCTGCTGCGGGTCGCGCTCCATGAGCTCGGCCGCCTCAGCCTCGATCGCGTCGAGGTCGACCCACGGGGAGCCGGCGTAGACGTAGCGGAGGATCTTGCGGCGCTCGGCCTTGTTGGCGAACGACAGCGACGACGGTGCCTGCGGGAAGTCTCGGAAGATGTCCTTGGCGGAGGACTCGAACGTGCGCTGGGCGACCGACAACTCTGCCGGGTCCCATGCGTTCGTCGTCTCCCACGCGCGGCCACCCATGCCAGCGAGGCCACGACGCTGCGTCTCGGCGACGCGCACCATGCCGGCCGACTCGGTCCAAATGCCCGTCTCGTCCTGCGGCACGAACGTCACGCGAGCACCCAAGCGGGACTTGGCTGATGACGTCACGGTGTCAATGCGCCCCGCGCCGGGAAGTCGGATGAACTCCTCGCCCGTCTTTGGGATCAGTTCAGCCAGCGGCCCGAGTTGGATCATGGGACGCAGCGCGTCGTAGATGTTGTCCGTCTGCTCATTCGACGTCGCTGTGATCTGGATGAGCGGAGTCGGCCACGGGATGCCCATAGCCTCGCCCGGCTCGTAGGCGTAGACGAACCCACAGCCACACCCGAAGTCGCGGCAGTCATAGACCTCGCCACCGCGAGCCCAGCCGTCGAACAGCGCCGGGCCGACACCCTCGAGACAGATGATCGCCGCGGTGAACGGACCCTTGCCCGTCTTCTGCGGTCGCACCGTCTGAGAGCGGCGGAAGTAGAACGCGGGCGCGAGCTGCCCACGAGTCGCAGACGGCTTCACCCGGTAGTGGTTCAGCGTGTCCCACGCCTGCCAACCCGAGAGCGCAAACCGTTGCCCACGAGAGAAGCCGTCAGGGATGACGCAGTGAGCCTCGATCCAGTCGACCGCGACGAACAGGGTCGGGAAGTCGACGCGGTAACTAGGCTCCGGGCTCGACATCAGTCACGACCTTGAAGCGGTCGCGCGCAGACTGGCCGGCGGGCTCGGACGACTCACGCTGAGCGGCGACCTGATCGGCGGCGATCTTCCACCGACGACGAGCGAGGCCATCCTGCGAGATCCCGAGACCTTCCATGAGCTGCTTGACCAGCGTGCCCAGGTTCGTCGGCGCGCCCGGCGCCTCGGCCTCAGTCAGCCGGCGCACATAGAGGGCAACCTCGAGAGTCGATCCGTCGCGCTCCCACTGGACAGCCTGCGGGCGAGCCCACTCGGAAGCCCAGACCTCGACCTCACGGGCCGACGCCTTCGGGGACAGCGGCCACTCGGGCGGATCACCCAAGCGACCCTCGGCCGGCAGCGTCGTCCACCCAGCCAGGTCGGACGGGCGATCGCGTCGAAGTGCGTTCGGGTCCGGCGGGGGGCCGGATCGAGCACGCGCACCACCTTGAGCCATGTTGCACCGCCTTGCGCGGGGAAGGCTGCGGCGTTGCGCTCGCAGCGGGGATATATCACGGGGGGCATGTGGCCGGAGGGTCTGAACTTGACCGACCCCTTAGCGCCC